TCGAACGTGGTGAAGACGAGCCTCTTTCATTCTCTCAGGCTGTGAGCCAAGAGGAAGAAGAAGCAAAGGCGCGTTTTAATTCTTTCCGCGAGTCAACCGGTAGCGACGCGATCGCCGCGTTCGCTTCCCGATTCGATCGCAAACAATCCGAGTAGTTCAGCGCAAACAAAGAGGAGTAATCTCAAATGGCTGATTCTTTTTTAACAACTTCTGACGTCGCAAAATTCAACGATAGCGATCTCGATATCGGTATCATTAACGACGTATTAAACGACGCCCCTGTACTTTCCGCTATGGCGGCTAGAAGCATAGCTGGCAACACATACGACTATCTTAAGTTAACAACGTCACCGACGGTCGGCTTCCGATCTGAGAATGACGGACGCGAGAATTCAAAAAGTCAGTACACGAAAGTTACTGTATCCTGTAAGATTCTCGACGCTTCTCATTCGATGGACGTCGCAGTCGCCGAGAGTGATGAACGCGGAGCAAGTGCAGCACTTGCAACGGAAGCCGTTAATCATCTTCGAGCCGCTCTGTTCAACGCAGAGAAGGAAATCATTAACGGCGACCAGTCCGGCGGCTTCGGCGGTTTCGCTGATGAGATCAGCGCGTTGAGCAATGCAATGTGTGTAGACGCGGGAGGTTCAACGGCTGATACCGGCTCGAGTGTCTGGGCTGTGAAAACTGGGCTTTCAGATTCACATATTGTTTTTGGCCAAAATGGGGTTATCAATATCGGCGAGACCGTCGTTCAGCGCCTCAGCGGTACGACTGGAACTTATCCGGCTTATTATACTCCGATTAGCGCTTGGATGGGTCTGCAACTTGGCAGCGCTTACAGCGTCGGTGCAATTCGCAATATCACCGAAGATAGCTCCGCGAAGCTAACCGACGACATGATCGCGGATTTGCTGAGTAAATTCCCAGCGGGACGCGCTCCCGATTTCTTGGTGATGTCACGACGTAGCCTAGCGCAACTTCAACAGTCGCGAACAAGCTACTCACCGAGCGGCGCTCCGGCTGAAATCCCAAGCAGTAGTTTTAACACGCCGATTATTGTCGCAGATTCGGTAGGCGATACCGACGCTCTAATCAGCTAGGTGATACTTTGACAATGCAGTCAGTTATTGCGACGAACTTCGAGACGCTTAAAAGTATGGCGGGAGTCGCTATCCGCTATATGCGCGAGGACGAGTCCGTCGAGTTAACGGCTGTTATAGGTCGTACGCAGTACGAGGAACTCTCTCTCTCCGGCTTGTTTGAATCAAGCCAGAGTCGAGATTTCCTCGTACGAGCGGACGATCTCAAACTCGGAGGGCATAAGATCACGCCCGAACGGGGAGACGAGATCCGCGAGGTCGTCGACGGGGAGGAGTTAATCTATCCGGTCGTTAGTCCCAGCGGGTCGCGGCATTACGAATACAGTGATCCATACCGACAGATCATTCGCATTCATACGAAACAGACAAGGTAACGAATGAGCCAATTATCTGACATCGCCGACGCTATCGTCACGACGATAAACGCGGCGTCTCTTTCGTTATCAGCAACAGCGAAGCGAGTCGCGACTCCCGTTTTCGAACGAGAAGGACTCCGTCGTCTCGATGTGTGCGTCTGGCTCGGCGCTGAAGTCGAAGAACTGTTAAGCCGCGATCACACTAACCACGATTACCGAGTCGATTTAGTTGTTAGGCAAGGGGTCGACCCCGAGTCGCTAACCGAGGTCGACGCTTTGGTCGACTATGTTGAGGAAATGCGGGACGCGATCAGGACAGGTGGAACTTATAGTAACGCCCGCCTAGTCGGGTTCGAACAGGAACCTCTATTTAATTACGATACGATTCACGAGACGCGCGAGTTCATAGCTCTAGTCTCGATTCTTTTAAGAAAGATAAGGACTTAATCTCATGGCTGTTGTACTTGGCATTAACGCTAAAGCGTACTATTCCACCGACGCGACGACATATACGGAACTTTCTAACATTAAAGATCTGACTATTAACTTGGAAAAAGGTGAGGCAGATATAACCACCCGTTCGGGGGGTGGGTTCCGTCAGTACGCCGCGACCCTCAAAGAGGGCGGCGTTGATTTTCAAATGGTCTGGGATACAGACGACGCGGGATTTACGGCGATTAAGAACGCCTATTTTAACGATACTACGCTCGCCTTTATGTTCCTCGACGGGGCGGACGACTCGAGCGGATCGCAGGGTCTCAAGGCGGAGATGACGATCACGAACTTCTCGCGGACTGAAAGTCTCGAAGAGGCTCTGATGGTCGACGTCTCGCTGAAGATCACAAAGGGCGATCTAATCGCGACCCCAAGCTGGCACACAGTCAGCTAGTTAATTGAAGACATTTAAAGACACAGCCGGTCGGACATGGAGTCTTAGCCTTACGATAGGCTCGGCGAAGAAAATCAGAGATCTACTCGAGATCGACCTTTTCGGAGATGATATCTCGACGATTGTAACTGATTTAGCGTCCGACCCTGTCCGACTTGCTGGCGTTCTTTGGGTCTTAGTTTCTGATGAAGCCGCCGCGAAGGATATCAACGAGGACGACTTCTTCGGAGCGTTCTCCGGCGACGTCATCGAAGCGGCAACCGATCTGTTTCTCGAAGAACTTGTACAACTTTATCCTGAAAAAAAAAGGGTCATTCTGCACAAGATTCTAGAGAAGATCCGGTCGGCGGAACTTCGGATTCTGGAACAAGCTCAGGCGATGGTGGAGAGCGATCGTCTCGACAAGTTCATAGAGGAGAAGATTCGGGAAGTAGAGAAGGACTTCGACGACAAAACGTCTGGGACAGTATCTACACAATGAGCGGAGTCGTCGGCGTCGACCCGTCGCCGTTCACACTTCGCGAATTGTCGCTAATGTTTGAATCAAAACTTACGGACGAATGGAACAGGACGGCAAGTCTTATGACTTTGATCTCTAACGCTCTAGCCGGTAAAGGTCGCAAATTTAAGATTTCTGATTTTCATCCCGTGATCGCGATGAAGCAACAAGCCGAGAAGCCGATCGAAGCAGGGATCGAGGCTCTCAAAATGCTTATACCGAGGGGGGCGCGAAATGGCTAAAGTGATAAGTCTTCGCGGCGCGAATCTATCCTCGACGGCTTCGATGAAGAAATGGTTTTTTGATCGCAAGACGGTAGAGTCTGAGACCAAAAAGGGGATGCGTCGCGCGCTTAGTAAATTCGGAGCGTATGTTCGGAGCGACGCGCGGCGGTCAATGCGGGTCGGTAAAACTCGTTTAGGTCGCGACACGGCGGGACGTTTCAAGAAAACCGCGATTCTTGAGAGATCTAAACCAGATAGCCCGCCCAGACGCTGGGGGAATCCAAAATCCGAGGCGCTCCTTTACGCTCTGTTGTTATTTTCGTACGACAAAGTTAGAGAGAGCGTCGTCATCGGATCAGTCGGTCTAAATCGACGCGGCGGCGCGCCGGAGGTTATGGAGCATGGCGGCTACGTAAAATCAGATTTTTACAGCGAGGAATTCCGGCGGAGATATAAAGGGCGATTCTATGTAAAACCTCGTCCTTACATGATACCGGCTTTTAAGAAGAATCTGACAAAGATTCCGCAGATATTTAAAGGCGTACTTTCTAAGCGTCAGATGAGTTCGTTAATGAGGAGCGGCGGATAATGGCTGGATCAGCAGGAATTCGGGCGGGTCGCGGGTTTGTTGAATTAGGACTCAACGATAATAAATTCGTCAACGGACTGAAGCGCGCACAGATGAAGATGAAAGCGTTCGCGGGGTCTATCGGTGCGCTGGGCGGCTCGATGACTCGGCTCGGAATCGGGATCGCTGCGCCGCTTGCGCTCGCTACTAAGGCATTCGCGACCTTTGAAAACAATATGGCGAAGGTCTCGACCATGCTGACCGACCCCGACAAATGGATGCCTCAATTTTCAGAAGGTATCAAGTCGATGATGAAAAACTTCGGCGGTTCGAGTGATGAACTTTCAGACGCTCTTTACTCTATTTTGTCGGCAAGCGTCCCAGCGGCGAACGCGCTCGACGTACTGGAGGTATCCCAGCGAGCCGCCGTCGCCGGTATGACCGACGTCGCGACGTCGTCGAAGGCGATTGTCACGGTTTTAAATGCGTACGGTCTCGCAGCGGATCAGGCGGGGAATGTCAGCGACTTATTATTCTCGATTGTGAAGAAGGGACAGACGGACTTTGAGTCGCTCGCCGGTTCAATTGGTAAGGTCGCGACAGTCGCAGCGGCGGCGGGCGTATCGACGGAGACACTCGGCGCTATGATCGCGACCATCACGCGAACGGGTCTCTCGACTGATGAAACAATGACCGCGATAACGGCGGCAATCTCCGCATTCCTGAAGCCGTCAAAAGAAGCCGCCGACGCATTTCGAGAACTCACCGGAATGGAGATGAACCCGCAGACATTGCAGCAACTCGGCGGTCTCGAGGGAATCTTTAACATGATGAAGGACATGTCGCCCGATGAGATAGCGAAGATCTTTCCAAATATCCGCGCGATTAAGGGTATTCTTCCAGCGCTTAAACAGTTAGGCAGCTTTAACGCCGACCTCGAAGAAATGAAAAACGGAGCAGGGGCGACCGAGGAAGCGTTCGAAAAAATGTCGAAGACGCTGACAATGAAATTAAAAAAGCTCTGGGGATCTCTGAAGGTTGTCGCGATCGAGATCGGAGAAAACCTCGCGCCGTACGTTCAACAATTCGCCGTATACGCAGAGGTCGCGGTTAAGGTCATCGCGAGATTTATAAAACATAATGGGCATCTAATCGTAATGCTTGGCGGTCTGTCGCTTAGTTTGCTGGTGATCGGCGGCACGCTAAAACTTCTATCTCTAGGGTTTTTGATGTTCGCGAAAGTACTCGGGATTCCCATTCTCTTAATTAAAGGTTTAGCGGCTGTTATTATGACCCTCGTGTCGCCAATGGGTTTGATGATAGGGCTACTCGGCGGCGCGGGGGTCGCGTTCGTTAAGTTTACCGAAGCGGGGCAACGGGCAAAAGAGAAAACCGCCGAGACTTTTAAAGATATTATGAACACTTCCTCGCTCGCAATAGGTGGAATTAAAGACGCGATCGCGGCGGGTGATATACAACTCGCGACCGACATCCTTATTCAAGGACTTAAAACTCTTTGGTCGCAATTTTGGGGCTGGATGTCGCTCGGTTGGGCGAATATGCAGAACGAAATGTCCGGAACTCTGGATAAAGTGAAGACAGGCGCGCAAGGTCTCTTAAATCATATATGGGGCGGAGTGGAACGGATCGGGGTTAATTTCAATGCTTGGTGGAATGAAGAAGACCAAGGGGTCACCGACTGGAAGCTCGACCGCATTGATCACGATGTCACGATGGGAAATTTAGTTCTACTAAACAATTACGAGCAGCGCATCAAAGAGGGCGAGGCTGCGCTAAAAGAGGCGGAGAAGAATGCAGACAAAAATATCGAGGAGCAGAAAGCGAAGCTCGAAGAATTGCGAGCGAAAGCCGCCGCGAAATTGGCGGAGGTGACAGCACAGCTAGAGAACGCAGGCGATTCAGGAGCAGGCGCAGGCGCCGCCGCCGCCGAGCAGGA